CGCTTAATCTTTTTAGCCATAGGCCCTGTTCTATTTCTTCCACAGTGTATTCGGTGTGACATATTTCCACAAACCACTGCTCTCTATCTTGTAATGGAGGGTTTTCAATGTATTCTAGTCGTGTGCCAACAGGATATGCAAGGCTAGTCTTGTCCACTAACACACTTGCACCGTCAATAGCGGCTTTGATACCAGGTCCGCTGCAATGATTTATCACAGCATGATATTCATAGTCAATGTCATATTGATCATATGTGTCATTGATTCGCATTGGTTCTTCCAAACTGCAATTGTCTAGATTTAACATACCAAATCTATGTCTGGGAATAAAAACTGGACTGCGTGGATGTGGCCGAATAACAATGTGCCGGTCTGTGTACTGTCTAATTTTGTTTACATACTGTTTGACCCACTCAACTGGTTCTGGCATGTTGTGCCACTGTAGGCTTTTTCTGTGTTGCATTGCTAGCAGTATGTCTTCGCGTTTGTGCGACATATCATGCAGTTGCAAGTCAAGTTGTGCAGGTCTATCCCAGTCTAAATCTTGTTGATGCCCGTAGTATCCGTCACTGTTGATATTGTTAACAGATATTTTCCAAGTGATTTCACGTTTAAGTGCACCAACATCAATCACAATAACTGGTTTGCCTTGATTGCGATAGTGTTCGTATACTGCTTTATTGGCTTGCATACGACCATTCCATAGCACACTCCATATAACCACAGCATCACAGTCTAAGCTGTTTTCCACAGGAGTAATACCGGCTGCTCGCAGGCTGTGTAAAAATGCCTCTAGTACTGTAGGACTGTTTTTGGCACACTGGTCTGGATAATATGCGCAGTTAATGATCATGGTTATAAATACTCATATGAAACGTTATACTGTAGTTACCACATTTCATCAGGAAGGCCTGGAATTATACGGCCAGCGGATGATCAACACATTTGAACAGCATTGGCCTGATTCTGTAGACTTGGTTGTGTACACTGAAAAATGCACACCTGTTATTTCCAAACCCAATGTGCGCTGCATTGATTTACTAGATGCCAGTAAAGAATGTAAACGTTTTGTTAAGCGACACGCCAACAATCCAGAAGCACACGGCGGGCAAGGTCCGCACAATGCTGGAGAGTGGAGTGAAAGAAAACACTTCAAATGGCAAGGTGTAAGATTTTGCTACAAGGTATTTGCTGTGCATCATGCAGTAAACAACATTGATAGCGATTGGATTATTTGGCTTGATGCCGACAGCCATACACACAGTCCACTAACTGTAGAATTTTTGGATAGAGTTTGTCCTGATCAGTACATTGCAACACATCTTGGCCGCACAGATAGATATCACAGTGAATGTGGATGGGTTGGCTACAACAGACGTCATCCACAAGGTATTGACTTTGTAAATGACTTTGCTGGCATGTACATCAATGACACCATGTTCAACGAACGTGAGTGGCATGACAGTTATTTGTTTGACGTGCAGCGCAGAAACTACAGAGACAACAAAGGTGCAGTGTTCTATGATCTCAATCCTGAACCAGACACAAAAGGACTAGCAGGACACCCATTTATCAACAGCGAACTTGGTCAGTATCTTGACCACATGAAAGGTGATAGGAAACATCGTGGACATAGCAAAGCAAAAGAAGTTAAACTTCATCGGGATCATCCTTATTGGCGTACTGTTCTCGGGCTGTAGCAGTTTTGAACTGCCAAAGTCTACATCATGGAGCCAATGGGACACTGAAAAACGCACAGCATTTGTGGCCAGCAATATTGCAATCGCAGCCGACTGGGGTACCAGTTTAAATCTCACTGAACGCTATGATGAAGGCTACTGGGAAAGAAACAAAATACTTGGTCGCAATCCCAGTAGAGGTGATGTCAATAAGTATTTTATTGCCAGAACCATGTTAAACTACAACATGGCACGTTATATGCAAGAGCCCTGGGATACGTGGAGTTTGTACGTTACTACCATTGCACATGGCAAAGCAGCCAGCGACAATATTGGCATCGGATTGAAAGTTGATTTTTAATGTATGAAAAACACGGCTGGTGGTTTCCAGATCAAGACACACACTTTGTAAGAATGTTGGATAAGAATATATCCAAAGGTTTTAAACCAGTGTATCAAGAACCTGTGCGTAGCAAAAGTTTGCGTTTTGTTAAAGATACAGGAGTAGCACTGGATATTGGTGCCAACATAGGATTGTGGAGCCGCGACTTGTGCAATCGTTTTAGAAACGTAGTTGCATTTGAACCTGTAGCAGACTTTTGCAATTGCTTGATCAAAAATGTCACTGCTAGCAATATTGACATACGTCCTTATGCACTTGGCTCAGTTAACACAACCATTGACATGATCGTTACTGAAGGCAATACTGGCCACAGTCACGTTGACAACAGCACCATTGGCACCGGCAACATTGAAATGTGGCGACTGGACACTTTGGAATTTGATCGTATTGACTATATCAAGATCGACTGTGAAGGATATGAGCTAACAATACTAGAAGGTGCTGAACAAACTGTTAAAAAACACAAACCAGTAATAGTAGTTGAGCAAAAATTGCACAAGGACACCGGCATCACTGAGGATACACAGTACGGTGCAGTTGAACTGTTAAAAAGCTGGGGCATGACTGAGCTAGCCAAAGTTAACAACGACTGTATACTAGGCTGGTAAATGAGGTAAAAAGTGGCGATAGATTTCGCCATTGCGACTTTGTGCAATAGTCCAATGTGCTTGGCACAAATTGTTTAACCACTGCTCTCTATCTGGCATAGCAGGATTGTCAATATTTCTAGTATTGTGATTGGCTACATCCCAAGTCACTGCACTTTCTTCTGTGACAAATGTAGGTATACCTTCAAGCACACTGAGCACACTGCTTGAACTGTTGTAAAACACTGCGGCTCTTGCACCTTTAACATCTTGTTGAAGTGTGCGCCGTGTACTGTCAACAATTTCTACATTTTCATGGCTACCAATCAATGTTGCCCAAGGCTTGTCAACAGTTCCTGGATGTGGGCGTATTTTGATATCGGTATCTACTTGACTGCGTATAATTTTCAGTGTTTTTTGAATCCAGGCCATTTGATCAAAGCCCTTGGCATTCCAACCGTTATCGCGCTGCAAACATATCAAAATATGATCACCATAGTTGCGCCAAGGCGTTAATTCTAAACCCAAACTGTCACGCACCATACACCAATGAGTGTGATTGCTGTTGCTGTTGGCATATTCGCCTTCGTTGTAAAACACACTGTCAAGACTGTAACGCAGCCACATGTTTTCATGCTCGTTGTGAAACTTAAAACAACTGCCGTCAATGCTCATTACTCTGCCGCCGATTGTGCGTTGGTGATTAATAATAGCTTCTCTGTGATAGATGTGTGGACCGCTATAGTTCATGCCAACCCAGCCAATAATCACTGCCAGTTTTGCACGATGTAATTGGCGGTTTCGTAGGTTTTCGTCAACCAACACACGAGCACCGCACTGTCTGGCGCCGTCAGCAAATGCTCTCATAACTTGAACTTTGATATTGTGGTTGCGTATCTTGGGCAGACTGCTTAGATAAACTACAACATCATAATCCCAATTACTCATCTTGCATAAGTCTCCTGCAAGGTCCTCCAGGCAGTACCATCCTGCATTTCTTTAGGTGTAAATTGATTGTATGCTAGGTTGCAACACAAAGTTCTAACTTCAGCAACACTGGGCATATACGGTTTTTCAATTTGTGCAAGATTGCTATTGGCCAATGGTTGTGCTGCATTAGGTCCCATGGTAAACACTGGCTTGCCAAAGATCAAACTTTCAACGGCTGCAATGCTGTTGTAGGTTACCATACAATGCACATCATTTGACAAGGCCATTTCCATTGTGTCAACATTGACTCTGGTATGGCGTGCTTGTTTTTCTCTAACCACAACAGGACGATCAGTGTATTTTTTGATTGTTGCAATAGTGCTATCTAACCATTCTTGTAAATCCACACCCCAGTAACTGAGTGCTTTTTGACTTGGTGGACATAGCAATATATTACGCCCAGGAGTGTATCTATTAATTTCAGTTTCAGTTGCTAAAAATCTATCATCAGGACAATCTTTCCACAGTGGTAATACAAACTGCAATGCATTTTTGGTAATTCTGTGGTAGTTTTTGTGTTTCCAGTTACCAAAGTATCCTGTGTCAATGTAGTAAAAATCGCGCTTGGTTTCTAAACAATGGTGCATCACTTTCTTTTTGGCAATGCCACGTACAACAACAGGAACATTAAGTGGAGTATCTTGAATGTGTTTACTACCGGCAAACACTCCTTTAGAGCCAAGCAAGAAACTTTCTAATATTACATCCAATTTCATTTCCTCTCGAGATTTTGTTGGTGCATCAGCAGGAAGTCCCCAATATCCAGCATCAATGATGCCAATTGTGCCGGGCATACTGTAATTAGTTTCCAGGCGACCAACGGCTGTTTTAATATCAGTATCATAGTAGATATTGTGTGGATCATAATGAGCTCGTATTAGTTCATGAATAGAATCTTTTAACTGCTTTGGTAATGTTAAGTCGTCAATACTGACTGAAGGATTCTGCTTGCTATCAAGATATTCATTGTAGTACATATTCCAGGTTGCAGCATAATCACAATCTTTGCAGTTTTCAAACCATGGGCCACCTTCAGTGTAGTGCAACAGTTTTGGCTCGCCATCTCTGCCTTCGGTGTACCAGCCCACCAGCCAATTCCATTCTGGTGCAAGCAATCCAATATCCTTGTCTTTGAGCCAACTAAATCTGTGTAAGTATGCCCCTGTTATTTCAGGATCATTGACGAGATCAACTGTGACTGCTTGATTGCTTTTGTGCCCGCAGTTCCACACAATCATCGAACTCCAATTTTTACGTGGATATGCCAACTGTTGTTGACCATCCATTTTCATTCCCGGGGGCGGTGTGTAGTCATGCTGTACACAAGTTACTGCTTTTGATGTATCAACTTCATCCAACAGTTCAGCAATATCATTGAGAAACACCATGTCACTGTCCATAAAGATAGCAGTGCCGGTATAGTTGTTCAGTGCTGGCACTAAAAAACGTGTGAATGTAAACTCTGTACTGGCAAGCGCATCAACGTCTCGACTGTAAAAGCCACGCATGCGCAAGTCATTCTGTTTGAGAAACTTTATGTCAACTGGAATACTTGCATGTTTCAGTATGCTATAACGGCACACTTCTGCTGCAATAGGCTCACGTCTGTCCCAACCAATATAAACTGTAATTGGATCTTTTAGTCCCATCGTTCTATATCATCCTCTCCCAACAGTTCGCTTGGGCCTTTCCATACTTCAACAATGTATGCTGGTTCATCACTGTCATTACATCCTTGATGCCAAACGCCTTTAGGAATGTCCACAGGGTTAGGTGGAGTTAACTGTTGTCGCTTTGCACCGTCAGTAGGATCACTGTTGGTACTTGTTAATACATGTGCTGTCCCACTAACCAAGTTCCAGGTTTCACTGCGGTGTTTGTGACGCTGCATACTCAGCTTGCTATGCGGAGCAATAACCAGTTCCTTAACTTGGAAGCCATCACCTTTGTACAAGTTACGATAGTGGCCCCACTCTCGTTCTACCTTAGGCGCTTCCCAATCTTTGAGAATCCAACTGCTTGAATTCTTTTTGTTCTCGCCGCCAACCCCAAATACAAATTTCAGTCTTGGATCTTGTATAGCCATTTCAGGACAATTTCCGTCATTTCGATCACCGCCATTGCAAAATATAACGTTAGCAGTTGGATAATTTTTCAATGTCATTTCAATAAAATTACAAGAACTGCCGTCAGCATCAAACTCGTCGTCAAAACGCACAACACCGCCGACCATTCCCAAATGACTGATAATATCTGCACGTTCGTCAATAGGCATAAAGCTACGGCCTTTTTTACGTTCAAGCCAGGCATCCGAATTAACGCCTACTAGCAGTATATTGCCATAGCTAGCGGCGGCTTTGAAATATTCAATGTGACCGCTGTGTAGTGGATCGAAACCACCTGTGACCAGCACAATGGTATATTCAACATCTTTAAAGTTAACTCCTGGAATAAACTCTCCAGGTTTGTTAGTAGTTCTTCTGTTATCAGGCATCGAGATTATCCTTTAGTTCACGCACACGATGGCCTAACCAACCAATTGCTGTGCTAATATGTCCTGTATCTTGTGGAAGTAATTGACTTTTTGCATAGGCAATTTCATCTTCTAATGCAAAAATACGTTCCAATTTTGCTTGTTTTGTTGCAGTCATTTCGGTCATTGTGGATATCCTCCATTGCGTTTTACGTTCCATGCAATAGCACATTGTAGTCCGTGTTCTTTATTATCATTTACCACAATACGTTCGCCATGTGCTAAATCAAACAGTGTGTGGTCGTAGCGTAAATTGTTATCGTCTAGTATCTTTAGTGTTTTTTCTTTGAATTCTTTTGCTCTGGCTGTGGTAATAACAATAATATCATCCTTGGGTATACTTGCCCACAGTTCTACAACGCCAGGCAGCAGTTTATCGTTGTCGTAGGGAGGATAACTTACTTCAACCAC